ATCATATATGATATTGCAACAAGTTATAATAACGCATTTATATTATGTGAAGTAAATGATATAGGAGATCAAGTTGCATCTATACTTAACTATGATTTAGAATATGATAATTTACTAATGTGCTCACAGAGAGGGCGGGCAGGTCAAGTTGTTGGTGCTGGATTTAGTGGTAAACGTTCACAATTAGGTGTAAGAACTACTGCTGCTGTAAAGAAATTAGGATGTTCAAACTTAAAAACTTTACTTGAGGATGATAAAATACTCGTGAAGGATTATGAAATCATATCAGAACTGACTACTTTTTCACAGAAACACAACTCATTTGAGGCAGAAGAGGGATGTAATGATGACTTAGCAATGTGTTTGGTTATATTTGCATGGTTAGTTGCACAGGATTATTTCAAAGAAATGACAGATAATGATATACGAAAAAGATTATATGAAGAACAAAGAAATCAAATTGAACAAGATATGGCACCATTCGGATTTATTCAAGATGGTTTGGATGAAACTACCTTTACTGATAATCAGGGAGATACTTGGCAGGTAGATGAATATGGTGATCGATCATACATGTGGGATTATTATTAATGAGAAATTTATTTAAACATCAAAAACTGAAGAAAATACTCGCGAAATCATTTCCGGGCAAAAAAATTGTGATAACTGATAATAAAGATGGATCACAGACAATAAGTATTACCTAATGGATTTAGATGATCAGGTTGAATTAGAACATTTATTATTCACAGAAAGAAAATGTAGAGTCTGTGGAAAGGTTAAAACTCTGATGGATGATTTTTATCTTACAAGAAAGAATCGTAGCACACTATCATCATATTCATATGAGTGTAAGGATTGTACAAAAATAAGAGTAAAGCAATCAAAAAAGAAGATAAGTAACAGATGGGAATATCCAGATTGGTAGTTCACGCATGGTTTCCCCACTGAAAATACCCTTTTCAATAAATAATTTCAGATTAATTCTGGACATTACGGAGAAAAAAAGATGCCTCTAAATTTAGCATCTCCCGGACTCGTTGTAAGAGAAGTTGACCTGACTATTGGTAGAGTAGATACTGCTACCACAAAGGCTGGTGCAATAGTTGCACCTTTTCAGAAAGGCCCAGTCAATGAGCCTACTACAATTGAGAACGAACAAGACTTAATTGATAACTTCGGTGAACCACTTGACATAGACAAGCACTATGAATATTGGTTGACCGCTTCATCATATCTTTCATATGGTGGTATCTTAAGTGTTGTGAGATCGGATGATGACGACCTCAAAAATGCAACTGATGACGGTTCACCCGAAATCAAAATATTAAGTTCACAAGATTATAATAATAAAGGTTATGATCTAAACCATCTATCTAATTCCATTGTTGCTGCAAGAAACCCCGGTTCTTGGGCAAATGGTATTAAGGTAGCAATTATCGATGGTAAAGCAGATCAGCAAATTGTTGCTGGTATCACAACATTAACTGTTGGAATCGGTGTTACTCAAGCAGTACCAACTGGAACAGTTCTTCCCGGTGTAGGAACAACTACAGTACTTGATGGTTTCTTCAAAGGTATCATCACAGAAGTGAGTGGAGCAACTATCGGTGTTAAGTTTGTATCACATGTATCTGCTGCTGGTATTGAAACATTTAAAGATTATCAACCCGGTGGTGTATATGAGTTCAACAGTGGAGTAATTAGTTACGGTATGTCTGCTAACACAGGTGGCGGTAGCACTACAACTGCTGGAACTCCAATCGATTGGTTTGATCAGCAATCAATTACATTAAGCAATTCTACAGTTAAGTGGAATACACTTGCAGAAAGACCCGGAACATCATCCTATGCTGCTGCAAGAAGTTCAAGACATGACGAAGTTCATGTTGTCGTAATTGACGATAAAGGTGAAGTAACAGGAAATGCTGGTACAGTTCTTGAGAAGCACTTAGGTCTTTCAAAGGCAAAAGATGCTGAATTCTCTGCTGGATCACCTTCTTACTGGAGAAAGTATCTTTATAATAATTCAAATCAAATATTCGGAATGGGTGGCCCAACTGCTGCTTCTTCAGGTATTACTACAACTTCATTTGAATTTGGTGGTTTTACTAGAGAAACAGATAATGCATGGGATCAAGATGCACAAGGAATCACTTATGCTGGATCAGGTGTTACGACTTTAACACTTACTGGTGGTAAAAACTACAATGGTATGACAGGAATCCAGACTGCTGGAGCAATGAATGCAAGTGTAGGTGGTATCACTGCTGGTTACGACTTATTTGAAAACAAGGAAGAATTTGATGTTGACTTCCTAATCATGGGTTCTGCAAATTACCCACAACATGAAGCACAAGCAATTGCTAACAAACTTATATCAATTGCTGAATTAAGAAAGGATGTTGTCGCATTCATCTCACCATATAGAGGAGCATTCTTGAATGACTCTGCTGTTGGTACAGGAACACTTAATTCTGCTGCAGACATCACAGATAACGTAGTTGGATATTATGCTCCAATTACATCATCATCATATGCTGTATTCGATAGTGGATATAAGTATATGTTTGATAGATTCTCTGACACATTCAGATATGTGCCACTTAACGGTGACATTGCTGGAACATGTGCTAGAAATGACATAAACAACTTCCCTTGGTTCTCACCCGCTGGAACCGCAAGAGGAGGAATTCTAAACGCAGTAAAACTTGCATATACTCCGAATCAAACTCAGAGAGATGTACTTTACGGTAATAGAATCAACCCAGTAATATTCTCACCCGGAGCAGGTATTGTTCTATTTGGTGACAAAACTGGATTCGGAAAAGCATCTGCATTTGATCGTATCAATGTTCGCAGACTGTTTATATTCCTTGAGGAGGCAATCTCAGCAGCTGCTAGAGATCAACTCTTTGAGTTCAACGATGAAATCACAAGAACTAACTTTGTGAACATAGTTGAACCATTCCTTCGTGATGTTCAGTCCAAACGAGGTATCTTTGACTTCAGAGTTGTTTGTGATGAAACAAATAACACTGCTGCCATCATAGATAGTAATGAATTTATCGCAGATATATTCATTAAACCTGCAAGGTCAATTAACTTTATTGGTCTTACCTTCGTTGCTACAAGAACTGGCATCTCGTTCGATGAAGTTATTGGAACTGTTTAACTAGAGGTAATTAACAAAAATGGCAACCCAATTTAACAGACCACCATTAAGAACGATCACCGACTTCAAGAGCAAGATGGCCGGTGGCGGTGCAAGACCGAATCTGTTTGAGGTGGAACTCGTATTCCCAGATCCAATCGCGATCGAGAATGACGTAAAAGAAAAATCAAGGTTCTTGGTTAAAGCTGCTCAATTACCTGCATCTAATATCACACCGATTGAAGTTAACTTCAGAGGTAGGATACTCAAGATCGCTGGTGACAGAACCTTTGACACATGGACAGTCACAGTTATTAATGATGTTGACTTCTCCATTCGTTCCGCAATGGAAAAATGGATGGACTTCATTAATAGTATGGAAGATGCAACTGGAGCACAAGATCCAGCATTGTATCAACCAGATGCATATGTTCATCAATTAGATCGTGATGGATCTACACTTAGAACCTATAAGTTCCATGATGTATTCCCAACAAACGTCAGTGCAATCGACCTAAGTTACGAAACGGTTGATAGTGTTGAAGAGTTTACAACTGAATTCCAAGTCCAGTGGTGGGAAGCAATCAAGGGCACCGGAGCTAATGCCGGTGGAGAGGCAATCAACTAAAGGTTGATTTATTTGATAAATAGTGTATAATAGAATATAAAGACGTTATACAATGCCTAAACTTTTTGGTTTCTCTATTGATGATTCAGATAAAAAACCTGATTCAGTAGTCGCCCCCGTTCCTCAGAACAATGAGGATGGGGTCGATTATTTTATACAGTCTGGTTTTTATGGTCAGTATGTTGATATAGAAGGAGTATATAAAACAGAGTACGATCTTATTAAGAGATATCGTGAAATGGCCCTGCATCCAGAGTGCGATGGTGCTATTGAAGATGTAGTAAATGAAGCACTTGTGAGTGATCTATATGATTCTCCAATTGAAATTGAACTATCAAATGTAAATGCAAGTGATGGTTTAAAAGATAAAATTAGAGCAGAATTTAGACATTTAAAAGAAATAATGGACTTCGATAAGAAGTCTCATGAGATTTTTAGAAACTGGTATGTAGATGGAAGATTATATTATATGAAGGTTATTGATGTCAAAAGACCTCAAGATGGAATACAAGAATTAAGATATATTGACCCGATGAAGATGAAATTCGTCAGGCAAGAAAAGAAACAAGGAAATGGTAGAAATGGAAATGGTATAGTTGACTTAAGTAATGTCAAAGATGTTACGAAGAACGCATACCCAGATATTGAAGAGTATTACATTTACACACCAAAACCAAATTATCCAATTGGTGTGATGTCACCTGCATCATCAGGTCGTGAGAAAAATATCAAGATTGCAAAAGATTCAATCACTTATGTGACATCAGGTTTATTTGATCGTAATAAGGGAACTTGTTTATCTTACATGCATAAGGCAATCAAGGCTCTGAATCAACTAAGGATGATTGAAGATAGTCTTGTAATTTATAGATTATCAAGAGCACCAGAGAGAAGAATATTCTATATTGATGTTGGTAATCTTCCAAAAGTAAAGGCAGAACAATATCTAAAAGAAGTGATGTCTCGTTATCGTAACAAGTTAAGTTATAATGCTCAAACTGGTGAAGTTCGTGATGACAGAAAATTTATGTCTATGATGGAAGATTTCTGGTTGCCTCGTAGAGAAGGTGGTCGTGGAACTGAAATTACAACTTTACCAGGTGGACAAAATCTTGGCGAACTATCAGATATTGAATACTTCCAGAAAAAATTATACAGATCATTATGTGTTCCAGAATCAAGAATTGCAAGTGATGGTGGATTTAATTTAGGAAGATCATCAGAGATACTAAGAGATGAATTGAAGTTTGCAAAATTTGTAGGAAGATTAAGAAAAAGATTTGGAAATTTATTTAGTAATCTATTAAAAACACAATTAATTTTAAAGAATATTATTACCCCAGAAGATTGGGATTCTCTAAGTGATCATATTCAATATGATTTCTTGTATGATAATCAATTTGCAGAATTAAAAGAGTCAGAATTAATAAATGAAAGACTTGGAACTCTAGCAACAATTGAACCATATATTGGAAAGTATTATTCTAGTCACTTTGTTCGCACTAAAATTCTTAGACAAACTGACCAAGAAATTGAAGAGCAAGATGAATTAATTAAAAAAGAAATTAAAGATGGTGTAATTCCTGATCCAAGTGCAGTAGATCCTATCACTGGACAACCACTTGAAGGTGGTGGAGATTTAGGAAATGTCCCTGTAGAACCTGACTTAGAATCTGATGCAATGGCAACTGATGCTCAGTTCCAAAAAGATGTCAAGTCTGCGGAGATATAAATAATCAAGATATCTTAACATAACATTAATAATATGGATGAATTACTTGACTTGATTGCATCTGATAAATCCCCTGCTGATGTATCAGACACGATCAAAGATGCATTGTATAGTAAGGCTGCTGAGAGAATTAATTCTCAAAGACCTGATATTGCTATGCAAATGTTTGATCCGACAATAGCAAATGCAGAAGAAGAAGAAGTTTCCGATGATTCTACAGAGGAAGAAGAGGAACAATCATAAATAACACTATCACGGTTGATTATAAAAAATGGCAGCTTTTAAGGTCGTACAAGAAATTACATCTTTAGATGGTAATGCAACAAGTGATCCGATTTCATTAAAGTCAGGTTATCTTAGAGTAACACCAGCTGGTGGAGATGCTTTTGTTTCAGTTGGAACTAACCCAACAGCAACAGATGATAGTAGCATATATGTTCCTCAAAAAACTTCATTAGTTTTTAAGGAAAGTGTTGCTTCGGTTCAAACAATATCAGTTGCAAATGCATCTGGTGCAATAAAATTTAGTCTTCCAGCTGGAACAGAAGCTCCATTTGTTGTTGGTGATAAAGTTGAAGTAACAGGATGTGCACCTGCTGGTATTAATACTACAAGTGCAGATGTTACAGCAGTTACTGGACCAAATCCATTTGGAGTATCTGGAAATGATTCTACTCAATCTGGAACTGTAACTTTAGGTTATGGTGATGCTAATTTATCTGCTACTGATGGAGTAGGTGAAATCAGAAAAGTTGTAAAAGTCGCAGTTCGAGGTTCTGGTAAAACACATATCTCAGAAGTTCAAATAGTAGGAGATTTCTAATGAAACTAATTACGGAAGAAGTAGCAAGAGTTAAATTTATTGTAGAAGGTAAAGGAGCTCAGAAAAAAATGTACATTGAAGGAACATTCCTTCAAGGTGAAATTAAAAACCGTAATGGTAGAATGTATCCAATAAGCACTCTTGCAAAAGAGGTTAATAGATACAATGAAAGTTTCGTTAAAA